ATCATTTTGATCTGCCTCATGTCCTGGGCGCAGCGCATAAGCGGCATCGCGCGCGAAGTCATCGAGGACGCGGCCAAGGAGGAGCACGACAAGAAGACTCCCTGCCGGTCATGTCCCTGGAGCGGAGAAGCCGCCCTTGAAGACATCGCGATTTTCCCGGAATGCCCGAACGGCGGATGCTGCCGAGGGCATGAATCCGAAAGCGACCCGAAGGATTAGACGGCCATGTCCAAAAAGCGCGACCCCGCCGCCGGAGCGATGACCCCCAAGCGAAGAGTTTTCGCCCAAGAGTACATCATCGACTTAAACGGCACTCAGGCTGCAATTCGCGCCGGATATAGCGTGAAAACGGCGGCCAATACCGCAAAAGAACTGCTCCAAAAAAAATGCGTCGCGGAGGCTATCAAAACCGCCCTGGACGCGCGGGCCAAGCGCACCGAGATCACAGCCGACCGTGTTGTGGCCGAACTCGCCAAGTGCGGCTTTGCGAACCTGGACGACTTCGTGACCATCAATGACGACGGTATCCCCCAGTTCGATTTTTCGGCGGTAGACCGGGACAAGATGGCCTCCCTTTCCGAAATCACCCACGATTCAATCTGGGAAGGCAAGGGCCGGGACGCGCAAGAAGTCAAGCGCATCAAAATCAAGTTCCATGACAAGGTCCGGTCGCTGCAACTCCTCGGAAATCACCTCGGCATCTTCCGGGAGAACGCCGGAGGCGACGACCTCCCCATGCCGGTGAAGGTCGAGATTTGCGTGGTGGATGGGCGCAAAGAATGACGTGCGTCTCACCGCGCCTGAATGTCCCACAGGCGAAATTCCTTGCTCTCCCGCTCAAGTTTAAGGCCTACGTGGCGGGATTCGGGGCGGGCAAGACCTGGGCGGGCTGTGCCGGCCTGGGCAAGCATTTTTACGAATTCCCCCGGGTAAACGCCGGCTATTTCGCGCCCACCTATCCCCAAATTCGGGACATTTTTTACCCCACCGTCGAAGAAGCCTTGGCGGATTGGGGCCTGACCAGCAAGGTTCGCGTCGGAAACCACGAGGTCGATGTCTACCGTGGCCGAATCTACCTCGGAACCGTGCTTTGCCGGTCCATGGAAGACCCCGGCTCAATCGTCGGCTTCAAGATCGGTAAGGCGCTGGTCGACGAGATCGACGTCATGACGAAGGACAAAGCCGCCGGGGCCTGGCGCAAGATCCTCGCCCGCATGCGCCACAAGGCGGAAGGCCTATTGAACGGCGTGGACGTGACCACCACTCCGGAGGGCTTCCGGTTCGTTTACGAGCAGTTCGTCAAGCTGCCCCGGGCGAATGAAAGCTTGCGGGGGCTTTATGGGCTTGTCCAAGCCTCGACCTACGACAATGAGATCAACCTCCCGAGCGACTACATCCCGAGCCTGCTCCAGTCCTACCCGGCCAACCTCATCGACGCCTATATCGACGGAAAGTTTGTCAACCTCCAGACGGGTACCGTCTATTCCGCTTACAGCCGCACGGAAAATCGGTGCGCGGACGTGCTGAAGGAAGGCGAGACGATTTTCGTGGGCATGGACTTCAACGTCGGCAAGATGGCCGCCGTGGTTCACGTCAAGCGTGATTGCCTTCCCCGGGCCGTGGACGAGATCGTGAACGCCTACGACACGCCGGATATGGTGCGCAGGCTCAAAGAAAAATTTTGGAGGTACGACGGAAGGATTTACCAGCCTACCCGACAGATCAGGGTCTTTCCGGACGCCTCGGGCGGCTCGCGGCGGTCCGTGAACGCTTCCGAGACGGACTTGGCCCTCCTCAAGCAAGCCGGGTTCATCGTGTGCGCGCCCTCGGCCAACCCGCCGGTCAAGGACCGAATCAACGCCATGAATGGTATGTTTTTGAACGCCAAGGGCGAGCGCAGGTACCTAGTCAACGACGCCCTTTGTCCGACCTATGCCGATTCCCTGGAACAGCAGGCTTGGGCGGCCAACGGTGAGCCGGACAAGAGCAATGGCCATGACCATGCCACGGACGCAGGCGGCTACTTCATCCATCACGAATTTCCGTTGATCAGGCGCACCACCACCTCTCAAGAATTGCTCATGTAGAGTGCAGGAGCCAAAGCCATGCCGATGCCAACCGATACCACAAAGGCCAACGTCAACACCCCGTCGCTGGCCTACAACGACATGGAAACCGCCCGGGCGCTTCCGCGCGCGCTCATGGGCGGCACGGCGGCCATGCGAATGGCAGGGGTCCAGTATCTGCCCAAAGAGCCGGCCGAGAGCGATCAGGCCTACATGCTTCGGCTCGGAAGGTCGGTACTCTACAACGCCTATCGCAAGGCCGTGACCGACTTGGCCGGGAAGGTGTTCTCCAAGGCCATAAGCTGCACGGACGACGTCCCGGACAACATCCGGGAATGGTGCGAAAACATCGACCTGGCCGGCCACGACCTGCACAGCTTCGCGCACGACGTTTTCATCGACGCGTTTTATGGCGTTAGCTACGTCATGGTGGACTTCCCGCGTCTGGCCGTGGGCCGCACGCTGGACGAAGAGCGCAAGGTGGGGGCCCGGCCCTATTGCGTTCACATCAAATGCCAGAACATGATCGCCTGGAAGTCCGAACGCATCGACGGCGTTGAGACCGTGACCAGCGCCAGGATCAGGGAAACTTCGATTCAGCCGGACGGAGATTTCGGGGAAAAGGTCGTCAGCCAGGTCCGCCAGCTTGAGCTTCTGACCCAGGAAGACGGCTCCAAAAAATGCCAGTTCTTCGTCTGGCAAGAGGTCATCGGCCAAGACGGAAAAAAGACGTGGGTCATCAACCCGGAACTCTCGGGCGTCACGTCCATCGACTTCATCCCCATCGTGCCTGTCTACACCGACCGGACGGACTTTTTCGCCGGTCTGCCGCCGCTGACCGACTTGGCCGACCTCAACGCCCTCCACTGGCAATCCAGCAGCGACCAACAACGCATCCTTCACTTCGCCCGTGTCCCGCTGCTTTTCGCCAAGGCCCTGGGTGATGACGGCACACAGATCGAGATCGGCCCCAGCCGCATGATCCGCGCATCTGCCCCCGATGCGGACATGAAATATGTGGAGCACTCCGGGCGCTCGATCGGTTCTGGAAAGGAATCCCTCGAAAGCATCGAGGAGCAGATGGGCCGCATGGCCATGGCGCCGATGATCGTGGGCCGGGCCGGGAACATCACCGCAACGGAAAAGGCCATCGACACCAGCGAGGCCCACAGCACCTTGCAGGCCTGGGCGCTCAAGCTCAAGGACAGCTTGGAGCAGATCCTGCGGTACATGGGGGCATGGGTAAATCAGACGAACGAGGACTGCGGCGGCGTGAACGTCGACACCGATTACGGCCTTTTCGCCTCGGGCCTTGAACTCCCGCAACTCACCCAGGCTTACCAAGTCGGGCTGCTCTCGAAGGAAACCGTCTGGGCGGAACTCGTTCGCCGCGGCATCCTTTCCGACGACTTCGACCCGGTCGAAGAAATGGCCCGCATGGAAAACGATCAGCGCCAGAAGACAGGCCCGGGCCTGGGGGCGGGCTCGGTCGTGGATAAGATGCTTAAGGCGGCCGGACACAAGACTCCCGAGACCCCCGGCACCCCGCCGACGTCATCCACCGCGACGCCGCAATTGGGTGTCGAGTCGTAATCGCGATTTAAATCCATTTACCAACTTATAGGGTTTTTCGCCTTTTCTTTTGCCATGACCGCTTCAACGTGAAGCGGGTTCCCTAGAAACCCTGAATTTTCAGGTTCCAGAAAGGCCCCGGACGGAGCGCAAGACGCGTTCTTCATGGGGCCTTTCTCATTTCAACGCCAAGCCGGGAGAACCGGGGCGGCACAATGATCCGGGAGGGATCGGACCATGGCCTTGAAACTTACCTTGGACACCCTGGACGGGCTCAACGAAGCCCAGAAGCCTCTTTACGTCGAACGCGACGGGAAGTTTCACCTCGACGTGGACGGCATCGAAGACACGTCCGGGCTGAAATCGGCCCTGGAGAAGGAGCGCACCGCGCGCCGGGACTTCGAGAAGAAGTACGGCCAGCTCAAGGACGTGGACCCCGAGGAATACGCCCGGCTCAAGAAAGAGGCCGAGGAGCGTTCCACCAAAGACGCCGAGTCCAAGGGCCAGTGGGACACCCTCAAAACCAAGCTCATCGAGCAGCACCAGAGCGAACTCGCGGCGGTCACCGGGAAGGTGACGGCCATGCAATCCGCCCTTGAAAAGCACCTGGTCGACGCCGTGGCCACCTCGGCCATCGCCGAGGCCAAGGGCATCCCGGCCCTGCTTCTGCCGCACGTCAAGTCCGCCGTGAAGGTGGTCGAGATGAACGGCCAATACACCGTGCAGGTCGTGGACGGCAACGGAAACGAACGGATCATGGACGGCAAGGGCACGCCCATGACCATCGCCGACTACGTGGCGGAAATGAAGAAGTCCGAAGTTTACGGCCGAGCGTTCGATGGCAACGACGCCCACGGCAGCGGTTCGCAGAAATCAGCCGGACGCTCCGGCAACGCCAAGTCGATGCCCAGAACGCAATTTTTTGCACTCTCCCCGCAGGACCAGGCGGCCCACACCAAGTCCGGCGGGGTCGTAACCGACTAAGCAAGGAGCTTTAAAATGGCCAATACGCTCACCAACCTCATTCCCGTCATCTACGCCGGCATGGACATCGTCGCCCGCGAAATGGTGGGATTCATCCCGGCCGTTGACGCCGACGCCAAGGCCGAACAAGCGGCGCTCAACCAGTTCATCACCGTGCCCATCACCGGAGTGGCGAGCACCGGCGACATCGTGCCGGGCCAGCTTCCCCCGGACGACGGCGACCAAACGATCGGAACCACGCAGCTCCAGATCACCAAGAGCAAGTACAGCCCGATCCGCTGGTCCGGAGAAGAATTGAAGGGCTATCAGCAGAACGGCACCTATGCCCTGACGCTGGCCCAACAGTTCGCCCAGTCCATGCGCGCGCTGTGCAACCTCGTGGAAATCGACCTGGCCGTCTGCGCCTACCAGAACGCTTCGCGCGCCTACGGCACCGCCGGGACCGCTCCTTTCGGGACCGCTGGCGATCTCTCCAACATCGCCTTTGTTCGCAAGATCCTGGAAGACAACGGCGCTCCGCTGTCGGATCTGCGCTGCGTTCTCGGGACCACCGCCGCTGCCAACGTGCGCGGCAAGCAAAGCGTGCTCTTCAAGGTCAACGAATCCGGCACCGACGACCTGCTGCGTCGTGGCACCATCGGGGAGCTCGAAGGCTTCCAGATCGGCGTGTCCGGTCAGGTCCAGAACGTCACCGCCGGCAGCGGCGCGAACTACGTGACCTCCGGTTCCACCGCCGTCGGCGTGGATTCCATCGCCCTGGTCACCGGCACCGGCAATGTGAACTCGGGCGACGTGGTGACCTTCGCCGCCGACGCCAACAACAAATACGTCGTGGGCACCGGCGTGACCGCGCCCGGCACCATCGCTCTGAACAACCCCGGCGCCCGCATGGTCATCCCCACCGGAAACGCCCTGACCGTGGGCGCCTCCTACACCGCCAACATGGCCTTCCATCGCAACGCGATCAAGCTGCTCGCGCGCGTCCCGGCCATGCCCGACGACGGCGACCTGGCGGACGACGTCATGATCGTCTCCGATCCGGTCTCCGGCCTGTCCTTCCAGGTGGCCGTCTACAAGCTCTACCGCCGCATCAAGTACGAAATCGGCCTGGTTTGGGGTGTGAAGGCCATCAAGTCCGAGTTCATCGCCACGATGCTCGGCTAGTCCTCAACAACATGACAACCGGCCGGGGGCGATGGCTCCCGGCCGGATTTGAAGGAGATATCCCATGGCCAAGAAAGACACCCCCGACGAAGTCGCCCCGGAAGAGATCATCCCCGACGAAGTCGCCCCGGAAGAGGGCTTGGTGCGGGTTTGGAAGCACGGCCAGAGCCTCTGGGTGCATCCAACCTGCGTCAAGGCCCACGAAGATCAGGGCTGGAAGGTCGTTTAGCCTTTCAAGGGAACAGGGGGCGACATGGCGCTGATCATCGAGACCGGAGCGGGAGTGGCGAACGCGAATACCTTCGTGGATTCGACCTTCGCCGATTCCTATTTCAGCGACCGGGGGGTCAGCACCTGGACCGGCACCACGAACGCTAAAGAGTCCGCCCTGGTTCGGGCAGGCCAATACCTCAACGGTCTGAACTGGATCGGGTCCCGCGTGGACTATACGCATGTGATGTGCTGGCCGCGCTACGCCGTGCCGGTGGCGGACTACATCGCCTCGGGCCGCAACGCCGCGCTTTTCGGTGAGGCGCTGTGGGGCATGTACTGGCCGTCGACCGTGGTCCCCGAGCTGGTCAAATACGCGCAATGCGAGGCCGCGCTGCGCTACCTGACCGGCGTGGACATGATGCCGGACCTCGATCGCGGCGGCTACATCGTCCAGCAGGAAGTGGCCGTCATCAAGACCATCTATGCCGGCCACGCCCCGGCCGGGACCGTGTTCACCTCGGTTGTGGCCCTGCTTCGCCCTTTCCTGAAATCGAGCGCCAGCATTGAAATGGTGCGGAGCTGATCGTGAACTACCCTGCCATTGCCACGAACGTGCTCAACGCGATCAGCCAAAGCGGCGTCGCCATGAGCATCCAGAAGACGCAAGTCGGCGCTTTCGACCCGGCGACGGGCAAGAAGGATACGACTGGCTCTTTGATCTCGTGCATGGCCATCATCGATAAATACAGCGCCTTCATGGTCAACGGATCGTCCGTTTTGTCCGATGACCAGAGGGTCTACGTCGCGGCGGCCGGACTCTCCGCGCCTCCTGCGGCTGGCGACAAGCTCATCATGGGCGCGCTGATCTGGAACATCGTGCGGGCGACTCCGCTTCAACCCGGCGGCGTCCCGCTGCTCTATGACCTCCAGGTGAGGCAGTAGCGATGGCCGGAAAGCTCAAACTTCCGACCCTCCCGGCGCATCGAACCGTCGACCTCTCTGGGATCGTGGATGGCGAGGGATCGCTGGCCGCCGCCCTGGACCGGGTCTACGACAACGCGGCCGATTTCGGCAACGCCTTGAACGACCTGGCTGGGAAACTCCCGGACCAGATGAACCTCGTCATCAAAAAATCCGTCTTCATGCTGATTGAGAGGCTGATCATGACCACGCCGGTCGATACCGGCCGCTGCATGGCGGGTTGGCAGATCAGCGTGGACAGCGAGAGCGACGCTGCGCCGCCCCCCGGGGATTACCCTGACGTCGACACTTCGAAGTTCTCTGGGCTGCCGAACGCCAAGGGCATCTACAACATCGAAAACAACGTCGACTACGTTCTCTACCTTGAGAACGGCCACAGCAAGCAGGCCCCCAGCGGCTTCATCGCCAACGGCCTGGCCTCGTTTTCGGACTACTTTGAGAAGTGCGCCTCCTCGCTTGGGATGGAGGCGACGCCATGACGCCCGACGTCATCACCCGCACCGTCCAGGCCTTCTTCGCGACCCATACCCCCTGCGCGCAGACGGCCTACGCCAACGTGCCAGAGGATTTCCCGGCACCACCGTGGATCTCGATCTACGTGCTGCCCGGGCAGACCACCATCCAGGAAATCCCGGCCAACGGATTTGGCCAGGGCAAGCGCGTGGGCGTCGTGAAGATCCAGATCATCACCGCCCCGGGCGACGGCTCGCAACTGGGCGGCGCGCTCGCGGCGCAGGTCGAAGCGCTTTTCCGGTGGGCCGTGCTCACCTCGACTGTCGGCGAAGGCCTTTATTTTGAGGAACCCTACACCAACGAGGATGGCCCGGATTCCGAGGGCCATTATCAGCACACCGTCACAGCGCCCTGGTGGTGCTGGACGCCGTAAAGGAGCAACACCATGCCGACTTTAGCCAACAACATCGGCGTCGCGTACCAGTTAAGCCTGTTCGCGGTGCTGGAAGCCACCAAAGGCACCCTCGTCTTCCCGCAATCCAGCGGCATCGAGGCGTGTGTCCCGGCCGGGTTCCCGGAAATGAGCCAGAACCCGTCCTTCGTGAACTCGGACGAGGTGGTCTATTCGCGCGACGTCCTGGCCAAGTTCCAGAACGTCACCCCGGCCGGAACCTTTACCTTGCCCATTTACATCCGCCCCTCCGGAACCGCCGGCACCGCCCCGATGGGTGACAACTTGCTCCTGTCCCTTTTCGGCAAGAAGACCGTCGTCGGCGGCACGAGCGTGACCTACGCGCAGCAGGTCGTGAAGCCGTCCTTGAGTCTCTGGTTCCAGCGCGGCCACACGATCTTCAATGCGGCCGGGGCCGTCGTGGACGCCATGAAGATGAGCTTCACGACCAAGGGCGGCGCGCTCGCCACCTTGTCGGGTCAGTTCCTGAAAATGGGCTATGCCGGCACCTCGCAGCTGACGGCCATCGCCGCCACCGCGGCGACCGCCATCACCGTGGACGACGGGACCAAGTACACCGTTGGCTCCGTGATCCAGAACACCTCCGCGAACACTGGGGCGGGCGACCACGGCGTCGGCAGCGCCGGCTACACGGTCACGGCCGTCACCGGCAACGTCCTGACCATCAGCCCCGGCATCGTCGCGGCAGCCGGCTGGTCCGTGGGTGACACGATCTGCGGCTACCTGCCCGTCGGAACCCCGGCCGGATCGGCGTTGTCCTTCCGCCAGTCCCTGTTCACCGTGGAAGGGACAAGCCGGAACCTCAAGGGCTTGGACTTCAACTACTCCGACTCGGTGAAAATCCTCGACGACGAGATCACCTCTTCCGGTTACCCGGTGGACTACCTCGAATCAGCCCGCCAGATCGACGGCTCACTCCACTGCTACCTGCGCCGCAACGACATCGGCCTGATCACCCAGGGCATGAACATGAACAAGGGCGCTCTCGTGGCCCAGATCGGCTCCACTGCCGGTTCCATCGCCACCATCAACGTGCCCAAGGCCGTCTACGAAGTCCCGCAGCTGAAAACCGCCGCCCCGGCCGTCGAATTCGACCTGAAATACACCGCGATCTCGAACAGCGGCCAGGGCGAAGACAGCTGCACCCTGGCCTTCACCTAAACCCGGGAGAGCAACCACCATGACCGACGAAGAAAAGATCGCCAAGCTGACCGAGGGTCTGACCGAGGCCCAGGCCGAAGACGTCGCCCGCGAGTTTCACGAGGGCGGCGAGATGGCCGCCGAGGCGCTGGCCCAGAAGTACCGCAAGCTCCTCTGATCACCCGATGGGGCGGCACTAGGGCGGGGTTCATGGCCTGGCCCGAAAGCGCGACCCGGCGCGTTGCGCCGCCCCAAACTCAACCGGGACAACAAAACCCGGGAGGGAAAACAAGATGGCTCTGAAACTGGATTTCAACAGCGAGCGCAAAATCCACATCCTGGTCGACGGCGTCCTGTACTCCGTGCACCCGCTGTCCCGCTCCGAAGAGCGCAAGCTGGTCAAGGACCACACCGAATTCAAGCGCGTCGGCGGCGAAATGCGCGAGGTCCTCTCGTCCGATTACTTCGTCTCCAAGGCCAAGCGCGTCATCACGGACATCGTCTCCGGGCTCATCGGTGAGGACGGAAAACCCGCCGAGCGCACCGACGCCCTCATCGAGAAGATGTGCGAGTTCAACTTCGAACACGTCTCCCGCGTCCTGAACGAAGCCGCCGCCTCCAGCGCCGAGATCGTGGAGAGCGACGAAAAAAACTCCGGCGCTGGTGCGAATGGCAAGCCCTCCGCACCGGCGGCCAAACGCTAGCCTGCGATGCTTGCGCTGAGACGTTCCGGGAGGTGGGCGACGAGCCGCCCTGCGACGGATGCGAGTTCGAGCCACCAACTTTGCATCCGTCGAACGAACCGGCCTGGCGCGTCTGGTCGATTTGCAGCCAGTATGGCCGTCCGATCGATGGGATGGGCGGAAACGTCCAGCCGATTTCAGTGCGCGACGCGATAGCGATTTGCGAAGGCTACGGCGAGAGCGCCGAGACGTTTGAGAGGGTCTTGCTGATCGAGTCGATTCTGTACCCGGTCTTAAGCAAGAAGGGCGACGACGCGGGACCGAACGTAGAGGACGAATAGATGCCAAGCATCCGCATCGGTGTAGACGTCTCCGGAGGCATCTCCTCCCTCAAGGGCTTCCAGGATGCCCTCCAGAAGACCGGCGCCGAGTCGAAGCTCACCCAGGACGAGGTCGCGAAGCTAGAGGAACGCTTCAAAAACAAGCTGGCAGCAGACAAGGTTAAGACTGATCTCGATGCGGCCAGCGCCGCGATAGAAAAAATAGGGAAGGCCGCGGGCCTGTCCGGCGGCGAAATAGCCAAGCTCCATGCCCAGATGGAGACGACGGCCAATCGATCCAAGGCCCTTGCCGATTCCTTTAAATCCGCATCTTCCGCCGTCCAAAGCCATTCCGACGCCATGGACAG